GGACCCCATGGATTGTATACATGAGATAACTTACTGGCATTTGCATTTGCCATGTTCACACTCCCAGTTCTTTTCTGCTTCGGTTTCTGTAAAACCATTGAGTACCTCAATAGCAAGAAACAATTGTTTCTTGAGTTCCTCTATGGTCATAGCTGTCTCTTCTGATACTTTAATTGCAGCCATTTGTTTTCTTTCTCTTGTAGGGTGTGGGCAGAGACGCCATCATCAACGGTATCCTGACTCTAGCCTCGGCGTTGCGTGGGTTACCCCGAGGCAACGCTGTCATCAGCAAACGCATTTAGTCTCTAATGTTTTGAGTGGTTGCTAAGTCGGGAGTAGTTTCCCCATGGGATACCCGACTAACCTACAACAGATAAGGTACTTCATACTAATGCTCCTTCTCGGCTCTTGGCCACTCATTATGTCTCTGCCCACGTGCCTGCATAGACGATGAAATCTACACAGGCGGACTAATAACTCTTAGTCGGGAGTATTACTTGCAGCGTTCTAACAGATAGTTATTAACAATCTGCCAATCTGCAGCAGTTACTGGTTCAACCTTGCTGAAATTTAATTCTTTGATAGTAACTTTTACAATGTCGCTAATTGCAGCCATCTTATTCCTCCAATCTTGAATAGGTGAGCAGTTTAGCCTTCACTTGCTCAGGTGAGGAAGCAGGTATGTCCCGATGCTTACGGGTCGTGTTTTACCTCAGGTCTCGTCAGACCAACCACACCAGTGTGGTGTGTGTTACTCCTCCTTTTCTTCAGGAGTAATTCCAATGTCTTGCGCTCTTGCTGCTCTGTAATCTACAGGGGTAAGACCGAAAGGGGCTTCGGTCATCAATGAGTGTAAAAAGCCGGGGTGATTTAATGCGATACGCCCCATCTCTTTCTCCATCTCATCAATCTCTTGCGGGGTAGGGATACTATCTTGGAGTACTGTGTAACAGATGTAGCAATAACCATTGGTCTTTGCGTATCGCCTACAAGTTTTGTTCTCACACTTAGGTTTGTGTGTGTAATCACGATTGTTCTTTATGGTGCGAGGAACAAGTTCAATCTTTCTTGATTTGTTCTTGACTCCTTTAGGTCTTCCTCGTTTCATAGACTTTCTCCTTGAAAGGTCTAAGCATTGATAGTTTCAATGACTTTTGTTTTGTGCTCACATTTGATAGGCAATGAGAGTAGATACTCATTGACTTTAACGTGAAGAGTTCTATCTAGTTCAATGAGTTGGTCTATTGAAATACCACCCTTGACACTGATCTTTAGCTCCAATGTGTGCATTACCATTTCCTTTCTTCAAAGCGTTGAGCAGCCTCGGTGACTGTCTCAAAGTAATCACCAGTTCCACACCCGCCTGTGATTTCGTTGTATGTCCATACAACAAAGGGGTGATGGGGACTGTTTGGTGCCTTGCACAAGATAATCGTGCAATTCTCGTCAACAGATGAGGGCTTGAACTGCAAGACCTCAGCACCAGTAGAAGCACCGCCATCACCTTGGAGGACGATGCCACAACGAATAACTGTGACCATAATTGTTCCTTTCGATAAAAATGGGACAAAAAAAGTGCCCCTCACCAATAGCGAGGGACTATTGGCGAGGGGCTTTCCCCTATCCCGTCAGAAAAACTAATCATCTTAAGATGAACAGACGGCACACTGAATTACTAAAGGTATTATCGTGAGACTCACAGCCATAGTTCTTTTGCGTTGCTTCACTCCGTATGCAGTCTCGGTCGCGTCTCTTACTACATACACCACTCCTACTTGGGTAGGTAACTATCGCCCTCCGGATACCTCAGCACCCAAGTCCGTTACTATTTCGCTTCTTCACGCCCCCTCTATGATAATAGTTACACCCACATAGATTCCTCGTTCTCGGTGATAATCAAAAGCCTATTCAGTGTGCCCTCTGTCCATCTCAAGACTTCGCGGGGAAGATTTGGTGTATTACTCTAATGCATCAGCATTCTGAGTTCCCATAAAGAAAGCCATACACACTATGCAAGTAGGTATCTCATCTTTATGAGAGCGGTCGTTATAGAACTCACTCAGATGCTTGGCGATAATTATTGCTGACTCTTGTAGGGGAGTTGGACAGCAATCATCAAATTCAAACATTTACTGCTCCTAAACTACTCTCAACATAGAGAGTGAGAGATACACAGGGAAAAGACCTCATAGGTCGACAGACCAGTACGCCGTAGTCCTGTGTATCCATCACCATCTACGCGAAAAAAAGGCGGGGAACTGACTATCTAATAGTCATAGAGAGAAGACACAGAGAGTAGATACTATGCCTACACGCTACTTAGGTAAATGAATACCCTGCGAGCCTCAACATACTTCCTAGTTCTATGTCTTCCATCAATAACTACCTGATAATTCTTTGCAATAACACTCTATGTAGCCACACTTGGGACAAGTAGGGCATACGCAATGCTTGTGTGTATGACCACAGTCACACAGTTCTTTACTCATAGGCACTCCTTTCTTACCTGATAATAGATAGAGAAGCCCTGCTCAGACCTGGTGGTACTGATGGTCTGTCTTGGGCGCTAAATAGCAGTAGCCTGATGTGAAGAGCCCCCAACCGACAATAAAAGGGGTCGGCTGAGGGCTCTTCTAGACAGAAGACACAAGTGTTAGTGATAGTTGTGACCTATGCGTATGGAGTCTATCGTTACAGATAGTTATCGTCCGATTGGTCGGAACTCTCCATCTATGACCATACATAGTGTATGAGCATAGAAAGAGGCAGGGGGCAGGACATAGCCCACCCCCTGCTTACTTTCATCTAGTGATTAGACTAGTGAAGGTGCTTCTTGCTTGACTTCTACCGAAGTATGACCAAATGAACCCCGCAATGCGTTCATCTTGTCCATAGCAACCTTAAACTGCAAGGTGTTCTGGATAGTCGGATAGATTGGGTTGTCGTTCACCTTGGTTAGCAAGGTGATTAGAGCATCAAGGTCATCAGTCAAGGCTTCCCCTGAGATGACGGCTTGAGCCTCAGCGTCTGCCTTCTCACGCTTCACCAAGTCGGTGAGGTCGGTGAGGGCAGCAGACATAGCATCAGATGAGAGTGTGAAGTCCAATAGGTCGGACTTCTTGCCGATAGCGGCTTGGTTCTTCACAATGTGGGATACCTTGATGTCTGGATACTTATAGACAACATACGCACCCCAAGCCTTGCCACGCATGGTAGCGGTTGGCTTGTCGGTTGTGAATAGGTCAAGCGGGGTAGACCCTGCTTGATACGCTAGAGCAATAGTCTCTAGTGATGCTTCCTTGTCGCCTGATACTAACAGGCGGGCTGTCTCTATGAGAGACAATGTCGTTGTAGACACTTGTACCTTTCTTCACCATAGACTCTCTATGGCTAGTGGATAGGTGGGGAGAACTTGCGGTTGCACCCCACCCACCCTACGCAGGAAGGTCACCTATCACGGGCATAGATAGAGTATTCCTATCGTTGCCCCACTTGGCGCGCTTGCGTTCCAGACCCCTTGTAAATCGGTTTGCCACCCCCCACCCTTAAGTCGCCCCTGTCCCCAGTCGTTAGCAGCTGAGAGTGACTGCTACGATCCAGAAAGCTAGGCAGTAGCCAAAAGGGGAAATGTGACGTAGCTCATACTTGACAAGCTATGGAGCAAAAAGTCGGGGGAACTATGATCATAAAGAAAAAAGGGCGGGGAGCTAGATATCTAAAATGAGAGTAGCTAAATAACTCCAAGGCTTTGACAGTTCTAGGCAGTAGCCGGGGGGTGTAGAATACAAAGCATGGGAAAACGATATTACACAAGTGGACTGTCACGGGAAATACGAGCCTCAATGGACAGGCTGCGTAGTCAGAACGTGCTCAATGATGCATCTGGTTACTCTCCATTCGGACCAGGGTATGAGACTGTAGAAGCCCCTACGACCGATAGCAGCTTCCCTAGAGCCCTCGTATTGGGCTATAACAAGGACACAGAGACCTTAGTAGTAGTTTTCCGTGATAAGACCTGGGTTATGTACAATGACCCTATCCCAGAGGCAGTATGGGAGAATTTGAAGTACTCAGACTCCACAGGTAAATTCTTGAAGTATTCAGGTATAGATGATCAAGCTTGGACAGATATCACTGGAGAAGGTGCAGGAGCTCTACCAAGAAAGCCCGTAGACCAGATGCGTATGGGTCAATCAGAAGGTCGATAATCTGATACCCTAGGTGTATTACACCAAACCGGGCCTCCGAAATTCTGAAGGGTTTTAAATGACGACGCTTGTTGCAATTCAAGGAGATGGTTGGTCTGTAATTGGTTGCGACTCTCGTGCATCCGATGAAGACGGCCGTTATATGGAACTTGCAACATCTAAGGTCATTAATAATAACGGAGTACTAATTGCAGTCTCTGGCGCTTCCCGTGGTGGAAACATTACGCAATTTGGTTGGAAACCTCCAAAACCTCGTGCAACTGAAGATTTAGATATATTTATGACTAAACGCTTTATCCCATCAATGCGTAAAGCTTTTCAAGATGCAGGCTACGATGCTAAAGATGATGGCGATGCAGCATGGCAAGACTCTAACCTTATCGTTTCTGTTAGAGGAACTATCTACCCGATCTTTAATGACTACTCTTGGGACCGAGAAGCCCGCAACATCTACTACGCAGGTAGTGGGGGTGATGTAGCACTTGGAGCTCTCGAAGCCCTTAACTACGCCAAAGTAGATACACCCGAGGCCGCCGAAAAGATTCTCCGCAAGGCAATTGAGATCGCTTGCAAGCATGACATCTATTCAGGTGGAAAGATCTATACATACATACAAGAGGCCTGATTTCTGTCATCATAGGCGAGTTCGACCGAACAATCACATTGATCAAGTGAGGAAAATTTAATGTCAAGCTACAACCTACCCGCGGCCGTTGGGTCGCCAAGCGGTACAGGAGCAGAATCCATCACAATTGGAGACACTCCTGCAACAACAAATAACAACGGTAACCTTACCGATTCAGCAGGAAAACTACAGATTGACTTCGTATGGGGAAATCTTCCTAAGCATCCAAACGATGTACGTGCTGATGGAACTCCAACAGCTACAGAAACATACGGAGCTTCACAGAACGGGCAATGGACAACTAAGAGCACTATTGCATCTGCTCGTCTAAATGCATCACTAGGAGATCACTCAGATATTGAAGCTGAGTGGGCTAACTTCCCTGCATACATCGAAGCAGCAGGTAACTACATGGTTACAGCAGCTTCAGGTAACGGAACAACTGTTACATACACATCACAGAATGAACTTGCAGCTGGAGATGTTGTAAACATCACAGGTCTTACAGCTTCAGCTTACAACCTTTCATCAGCAACAGTTGCTTCAGCAAACAAGCTTCAGTTCACAGTAACTAACTCAGCTAACGCTGGTTTGATTACAGGACAGTGGTACGGTAAGGTAGAAAAGACAACAGCTCGTTCAGCAGCTGATGGCGCAGGAATTCCTTACATCGTAGTACCTTCAGTAATTGGTAACACCACAGCAGTTGCCCTTGACACACTTAAGGATGCTGGTTACGAAGCAGCTAACATCACTACAGCTACCGCAGCTACAAATGCAGCTATTTCAGTAACTGCAGCAGCTCGCACAGCTGGTTCAACAACTGCAACTCTTACTGGAACTGGCGCAGGAGCAGCCTTCCCAGTGGGTACAAAGATTACAGTTGCATCACTAACCGGTGATGGAGCGGCTCTTAACGGAACTTACACAGTTACAGCAGTTGCTACTAACACAGTTTCATTTGTTTCATCTGCTTCAACAGTACTTGCGCTCACAGGCTTGTCTGCTGGAACAATCGTTGGTGTTGCTGGAACAATCAAGTCCCAGTCAGTTGCAGCTGGTACAGGCTCAGTTGCCTCAACAGCTACAATTACAGTTACACCATACGCAACAGCTTCATAAATCAGCCTTACAACTTAATAGCGCAAAACCCCGCTACCCGGCTTCATCTCCGGTAGTAGCGGGGTTTTGGCATTTATGTGGAAAGTAAAGGTGGGAGTATTGCCCTATGGCCAAAACCGAGAAGAACCGACAAGGGTTGACACTGCACGGACATGACACGAACACTGTGGGACGTCTCGGCGGCGGCCAGCAAATTTATGGGGTGCCATGGTATTCGTTATACTATGGAATCGGATTCGGCGGCTATGGGGGCTACGATCGACAAGGCTATGGAAATGGGGAAACCGATGGACAAGCAAGTACTAGCACCGGAGGAAATGTCGGAGCTGTTGGTGGAATCGGGGCAGAGGGAACAATGTGACTCTTGCTCTGCCAGGGCGATGGTAAAGGTAGATCTCCCCTTTGGAAATCTATGGTTTTGCCTCCATCATTACAATAAAAACGCTGAAGCCCTTACAGACAAGGGCGGAATTGCTAAACTTCTTAGTACTACAAACTAGATCGGGGTCTTGATGATTAACAATTTTAAGGGCAACAATATAGTCCAACCTACCGGAGGATCCCGCGGTAGATGGGGCGGTAAGTTTTTTGGAATGCTACGTGCTGCTCCTATGGCAGAGCTCAACCTTCGGATGTTTGGTGCACAACAAGAGAAGGTGACCGAAGAAGTGGGCAAGCGTAAAATGGGAGAAGCAGCTGCTAAAGCTGCTGGAAATATTATTCAGCAACGGATGCAGAGTTCAGATGCGCTAGAACATGCTAAGAATGTTCACAACACTGTTTATCAACAGTATGGTGCAGATCACCCAGAGGTTCAAGCTGGAAACGTCAAGGCTACCGATTTTGTATTTCCAGGTATGGCTGCTTATGGTATGCCAGAAAATACTGGCTCTATGACTTGGTCATCTCGTTCTGCTGCTGAAGCTGCTCGTGTTAGAGACGAAATTAAATCTCGTGAACAAAATGCGCCTGTTGGTGAAGGTGCAACAAAGAAAAATGATAATGATGGTGAAACAAACGTTAAACCACCTAAAGTAACTCCACCTTCCGCAACCCCACCATGGCACCGAGGTTAATCAATGGCTAAAGATAAGAACCGTAAAAAAGGAATTGTTGATCCTCGCAAAGCAGAGCGTGCTTCAAAGCGTGCTGCAAGCAAGGCAGATAAGGCGAAAGCTGATGCTGACTTACAAAGTAAAGTAGAAAAAGCAAATACTATTGCCGCTGCTATTCAAGAGAATAGACCAGAAGACACTACTCCTGCAGCCCCTTCATACACCCCTCCAACTGAAGTTAGACAATTAGATGCTGATGTAAAGCTTGGTTACGCTGATCGTCCTATTCCTCGTGGAGAACGTTCTGTTGCGAAATTAGACCCAGAAACTATTGCAGAGGATGCTGTAGGTGCTGCAGCTATTCAAGAAGATGATCGTCGTAAAGCTTTGGTTGAATCAGGAGAAAATTTACAACCACGTACTCCTCTTGATGTTGTTAAGGGTATTCAAGAGCGTCGTGCAGCTGCAGAACAAGAGCGTGTTGCAGGTATGACACGTGTAGACCTTCCAAGTAATGTTGGAGAAGGTTTTGATGAAGTAACTGATGCAGAAGCAGCTCGTAGAGCTTCAGGACGTACAGCACGTCGTGACACAGGTATTGTTGATTTTAGAGATATTGCTGGTAGTGGTCGTGAGGGGGCAGGACTTACTTCCGAACAAGAAGCTCGTGCAGCTCGTAGAACCGCTGCCCGTGCAGAAAGCGCTGCATCTGCAGGTATGGATGTTGAGCGTCGTTCTGCAGCAGAAGCTGTATTTGGTGGTGAGGTAGAAGACTGGGGAGCCGGTCAACGCCCATACACAGATAAGCCAGAAGTTATGGATCTTGCTCGTCGTCTTAAGACAACAGAGCTTATGGATCAAGGAAAAGAAATTACTCCTGAAGCTGTAGAAACCGGCCTACAGGGCGGTCCACATCAGCGTATGGCTCGTATCATTCACCACACAGGTATGAAAGCTGAAGAAGTTCAAAACTATATTGGTGGTCGCCCTTCTATTGCGACTGATAAATTAAATGAGTTGCATGAAACTGTAATGAGAAACGTACGTTCACGTCGTAAAAACGATGTGTTGCCACGTATGGGTCTTGTAAGAGGTGAAGACGGAAGCATTACTGCAACTGAAGCAGCGCAAAACGAAACTTGGCAACACCCAACTGAAAAAGATGCAAACGGTTTACCTAAGACATACAAGGTGTCTGATATGCACCCAGATATGGTTAAGCAACTTAATCATCCTTGGGGTGGCGTTCAGAGCGAAAATGAGTTTGAAGGTACAAGCGTTCTTCGTGAAACCCCTGCAATTTCAGATGCGACTCCAGCGCTTCGCTATGCAAATACTGTTACAAAAGGTGCTGGAGATTACATGCCAGTATCTATTCGTTTTGGTCACAGCAAAAACGCTGCAGGTTCTTGGTCATTTACTCCTCCACCAGAGGGTTTTACCGACAGTAACCTTTCTGACCCCCAAGGTTTTACTTCAAATGTAACTCATATCACAGATGCTATTCGTGAAGGACGAACACGCCCTGGTACAAGACCAGCTCACGCTGAACGTACAAAGAGTTTAATTGAACAGCTTGCAGCAGAAGGTAAGCGTATTGGTGGAAAACGACAAGTAGCTGTACCTATGCCTGGATTTACCCAAAATGGTGGTGCTCCAGCAACAACTAGGTACAAGCGTGACATCGTTGATATTCCTAAAGCCGGTGATGACAACATCGTTACTTATGATGATCTACCACACGTTAAGGATGCAAACGGTAATCTTGTACCTCTTGCACCACGTTCTGGTGTACCAGGAACTGGTCGAAGCGTTCACGTTGTTCAAGGAACAATGGGTCTTGGAAGACAGTTTAAGTCTCCAGCTGAATCTTCAGCTGAAGTACTAGGTGGCGCTTTCGGTGGAGCCGATCAGCCAACTCCTGTTCGTCAGGAAGAAAACCGAGCAGACGCTGCCGCAGCTTTTGGTGGAGAAGTCGCTACAGATGCCACAGAAGCTATTGATAAAGGGCCAAGAAGTGCTAGCAGCCGTAGTCTTGTAAGAGGCGACACTCGTGTAGGCAAGCAATTTATGGGTGTTGCGGCACTTCCATCACGTGGTGCTAAGCAAGGAATTATCCCTGGTTTTGAGAACTACGGTAACGTAGAGCGTCAACGTGCTATTCCTGAAGTATTTAGCACTAGAACACTAGAAGGTCCTCTACCTGCCGGAGTTGATACACGTTCTGCAGCTGGATTGACTGAAAAGATGACTCCAGAAAACACTCCTGAAAAAATAATTGGGGAAGCGATAGAGTTTAGAGATGTCGAGACTTCTCCAGGAGTAACAGAAAGACTTCGTGTACCGGGTCCAGGAAGGGCTGTTACGGTTAAGCCAAATGTTCTTCGTGGATCAGAAGCTGCTACTTTAAATACTGGGCTTCCTGATTCACGTACTTTGCGTTTACGTGCAGAAGCAGCATCTGGACGCCCAACTATTGGTGCTGTAGAACAACCAGCTCCAGCTAAGAAACCAGACTACACTCAAGACGAGCTTGATTTTAACCCTAGAGTTCCTGGAGTAGTAAAGACACGTCAATTTATGCTTGGAGACATCCGTACACTTACAGATGCTGAACAAAATGTTGAAAACGTCGGTGCTAACACAATTCGTGGAATGAACCCTCCTCTTGCCAACTTTGATGTTGGATCCCCAGCAGCTACCGCAGCTAGATCTACCGTTGAAGCTCCTCCATCATCAGGTGTAGTGGAGCTATCAAAGCGTGGTGGAGGTCGTCGCGGACTTCAAGCTGGAGAAAAGATAAAAGGAACAAATGTTGTTGTTAACTCTACTAAGGGTGGAGTTAAAGGCAAAAAGTCTCGTCCACTAAAGCGCCCACCAAACTCTGCAGCTCTAGCGGAGTAACATATGGGACGCAAGGCTAGTTTTAACCAGAAGCCTAAAAGTGCTCCGGCTCATAAGTCTCTACGCCTACACGCAAGAGAAGCAGCCGAGTACTTAACAGGCCTACCTTATCTACCTAAGGTAGACAAGAGCGTGCCTCTACGGACCCCTGGAAGGGGCGCAAGCGGGGAGTCTAGCAACTAATGAGATCTAGCCCTGGACGACCACGTAAACGCAAACCACAGCCTCCTAGACAGCAACCTACAGACCATGATGTGCTGCGCTTTACCAAAGAAGGTGAAGGACCTGGAGGTAAAAACATATTTGGCTTTCATTGCCGTGACTGCGACCATTACGAGACTATAATTGGCGGCATACAGCAAAAGAATGCTATCGACTACAAAGCGTTAACACACGAGTGTGGCGTTGAACGCGATTCGTGGAAAGATCGGAAGGATCTAAACTAATGGCTAAAACAGCAGCGTGGCAACGTAAAGAAGGTAAGAACCCTGAAGGTGGGCTTAACGCTAAGGGTCGTGCTTCATACAAGCGTGAGACCGGTGGAACATTAAAGCCTCCAGTTTCATCATCACAGGCTAAGAAGTCCCCTAAAGATGCTGCACGTCGTAAATCTTTCTGCGCCCGTATGAGTGGTATGCCAGGTCCTATGAAGGACAAGAACGGTAAGCCAACTCGTAAGGCTCTAGCTCTACGAAAGTGGGATTGCTGATGGCTACTAATCCATGTTGGAAGGGCTATGTACAGGTCGGCATGAAGAACAAAGATGGTAAGAAAGTTCCTAACTGCGTTCCTGAAGGTTCAGGTAAAGATAAGGTTGCAAAGCCAAAGAAAGCTAAGAAATAATGGCAACTAAGAAAAAAGAAGTAGCTGACGGAAAAGAGTACAAAGGCTCTAAGCAAAACGGTGGTCGTAAGATCATTGTTGAGCACTACAAAGATTCTAAGGGTAAGTGGCACACTACCTCTAAAAACGCTGCCCGAGCTAAGTATGAGAAGAAGCACGGCAAGCTATCTAAAGGCACAGATGTGGATCATAAAGACAATAACCACGATAACGACAAGGCAAGCAATTTGCGCCCTCTAAAGCATGGTAAGAACACAGCTAAGGAGAACAAGCGTAGGGCAGGTAAGAAGTAATGGCAATTCAATTCTTTGATCGACGTGGCAATGAAACCGATCCTAACGGCAATGAGATCACCCGCAGCCTGTCTAGCTCCCCAGGAAACAGGGCTAGTGGGTATTCAGTCGTGTATAAGAAAAATCCTCCAGCTGCAGCAGCTCCCTCATCTCCACCAGCACCACCATCTCCTCCTCCACGTCCACCAAAAGATCCGGTTGATAAAAAAGAACCCGCTAAGTCTGATAAAAAAAGACCACCAGAAGAAGGTGGTCTAGTAAGGATTCGTAAGTAACCTTGGATGACAAAGAGCGCATTAAGCGATGGACCTGCGAATTTTGCGGGAAAATCTATGTCGTTCCTGGATTAGCCCGTGATTGTGAGATGAAACATTTAGGAGAAGAATAAGTGGGAAGAAATAATAATGATTTTCATGAAGCAACCGGGTTGCAAATTCCTGACGTTGATTTAGATGCTTTTGAGGATTGGTCAAACGCTAGACGTAAAATGTCCGCAGAAGAACGAGATGCTCAAGATACACAGGATTATGCTGATTCTTCTAAACGATACATCGGTCATATGAATAAGGTTGCAGATAAGTTTAAAAAAGCAGGGACTTACGAACAAATTAAAGATTTTCACGAAGAACATGTAAATCTTGCTTCTGTACCGTGGCCAAAACCAGAAGCATTGTCTATGTATGAGACCAGAGGTATTTTAAGACCTTTTGATAAACGTCTTGGTGCACCTTTACATAAAAGTGATTTTCAGCATGTATCTCTAAGCCATGCTACATGTCCATTTTGCGATTATGTAGAGAATGGGTACGAGGATAAGTTTGGATCTCCAGATGCAGAAGCAATACTGTCGTTGAATAGAATTGACCCTCCTAAATAAAAAAGGCCCGGTTTCCCGGGCCTTTCTTATTTTGCTGGAAAGTCATCCAACCATTTGGTAACACTCGGTTCTTCTGGAGAACCATCGTAAGCGTCAGGACCTAATCCCCAAGAACCCCAATTTGTCCCACGAGCCGTCATATAGAAGGCTGCCTGAGCATTGGTTACTGGATCAAATAGATCACTATCCTTTTCGATATTAAATTTTCCCCTGCGAACTTCTCCAAGACCACCAATCATGTTGATCTGGAATAGCCCGTAAGAGTTATCCCCAGTTGCTGGAGTATTATTCCGGGATGTTGGGTTACCCCTGGATTCCCGCATAACTACGGCCCAAGCTGTTTTTAAGGATTTACCCTCAAAGCCAACTAGTGACAGTAAGTCAACAAGTTCCGTATCAGTGAGCTCGGTGGCTCCGCGGTACTTGTCTAACGGATTTACTACTTGAACCGTTACTGTCGACCCATCTACTACAGGTGTGTCTGCAGCTAGAGCTTTTGGTATTCCGATAAGTAGTAGTCCGTATAGGACTAACATTGCTACATGCGATCTTTCATAACTTTGCACTCGGTCTCCTAGGCTAGAAGGCCAGTCCTGACTTCGTATATCTGTCACATATACTAAGCAACTTGGCCTCTTTCTGCCAAGTTCGGTCTGCAACCCTTTTGTTACGGAGGTGCTGATGGCCAGATTGCTCTGGCCATAGCAATACCATACCAGTAAATACAGGGTGTCAGCCACCCGCAAACCGATATAATATATCTTTATTAAATTGTTATAGAAATCGGACTATGATTAATGAGAATTGAACGTATTGCAACAAAACAGGGTCATCCTGTGCCTGATGCTGCAACATATGCTAAAGGTCCTTTCCCACCAGAATTGTTTCAGCGTCCAGAAGTTGTTGTAGACTATGAACCAGATAATGGCGGAGGAGAGACGGCAATAGGTGGAACAGCGCAAAATAATTTTGCGCCACTTAAATATTTTAAATGTCGTGTCTGTTTAGAAATCATAAGTGAACGTGAAGTGCCAGATCACGTATGTGAGGTAGATGACGATGGCGAATCCTCGTGACGTAGGTCACTTCTACTGGCATCCGTTGGTTTACCCTATAAAACCGCCAGTGTTGTGGGAACGTGCAGAGACACAAGAAATTAGCGAACCTTTCCGTTTTGGAGTAGGGTTATCTATACGACTACCTTTTACTAGACTAGCTTTAGTAATAGGTAAATGGGGCGAGAGTTTAAACGAAAGTCAAGCCCTAACAAATGCAATACGTGGCAGGGCTATGGACAAAGAGGAGGTCGACTGGGATTATGTTCGGTTTGGGCAAGAAGCAGAAGCAGGAGCGACAGAAAACTAGAGTTGAAAAACGAGTAGATTCGCTTCCAACTTCAGAACTAGTTCAATGGGTAGAGCAAGCTCTTTACCCTATTGGGCGCAATTTAGCTGCATGGCAGAAATCAGAAGACCTTTCCTACTTAGAAGAGGCTAGATTAAACGCTGAAGTCGTTTACACTATCGTAGAAACAATCAATAGAAGGCAGTCTAATGCAAGACTTTGAAGATGAACAATTTGAGGAACTCGATGTACCAACATTTGATGACCTTGAAGATCTGCCTGAAGAAGATATAGAAGAATTAGACGAACTCTCTAAAGAGTTTGTAAAGGCATTAATAGAAAAAATCATGCAGTTTATGGAGATGTTGGTGGGGCACAAGCTTCACCCATATCAAGAGCCTTTAGCTCGCAGAGTTATTGAATCTGTACTCATAAACGATGGTGAAGAGGTAACAGCGTTAGCAGCTCGTCAGTCCGGTAAGTCAGAGACAATTGCTAATACCGTAGCTACGTTGATGGTTATCCTCCCACGTCTTGCAAGAATGTACCCAGATCTTCTAGGTAAGTTTGGTGACGGTATTTGGGTAGGTATGTTTGCACCTATTCAGTCTCAGGTAGAAACTCTTTACGGACGTACCGTATCCCGCTTAACTAGTGAAAGAGCTATTGAAGTTCTTGGGGATCCTGAGATCGACGA